TGTAGTGGTTGTCTGAACATTAGGAGTAGCGGTAGCGCCCGTATTAACGAGATCGGTAAACAAGAAATCACTCAACCGCATCTCAGCAGGGGTGAAGTCCACCTCACGTGGCACCCACACACCGTTATCGTTCTCTCGTCCGAATGCTGTGGGCTCTAGGGCTTGACCGTCGATGAAGTAAAAATCAGCTAGATAACCATCACCATGGTATTCAATGCCTTGTGGTGAAGTGTTACCTGGGCCTCGTCCGCCAATAGAACAGGTTTGGTTTTTGTTTATGAAACTTTGCGCCGAAACTGGAGCGCTTACACGCCAGTTTGTAATCTCCCTACCGTTTATGAAGAGTTTGACGGCAGATGTAGATGCTGACTGCCAAACAACGTGATACCAAGCCGATTCATCGTTGAACTCGTCGTTAGAGTATGCGTTACCGGCACTGGCTCCTTCGAAATAAAAATTAATTTCATTTCTACCAGTGGCTGGGTAGTTACCAAAAATAGCTAATTCATCAACTGTTGTTTCACCAGTATTGTTATGCCAAGAAATAATAGGACAGGTCCTCTGTGCTCCAGTGTCAATAGGAGTCCATCCTTTCATCCAACAACTAAAAGTCCAAACATCACCACTATTATTAAAACCAGTTCGATGCAGATAAGAACCTGAACCATAGCTTTGAGCACGAAACCGCAGGCTCTGTCCAATGTTCTGCCCAGGGTCAGGCGGAACAGGGCCAGGACCAGGACCAGCTGAACCAGAGGCGTACCAATAATGTTCAAACATCAGGCGATCTCCTGGGTCACAGTGCCCAACACAATCGCGTTAGTTGCTCTCACAAAGAACGGGATGACTGCATTGATCCCGGTGTCTGCTGCAGTCGGCAGCGTGCCCCCTGGGTATTCCCATTGCGCATTAGTTCCCCAGGCTGTGATGTTGCCTGTGATCCACAGCAGCCCGGTCTGACCAACGACAACACCAGCGTTCGGGAAGCGCAGCGTGCCACCAGCGAAGGTGAAGATGTTGCTGCCGCTGATGTCCCAATCGGTGTCGTCAGCAATAGCGACAGGATCAGTGAATACCTGAGAGGTTTCCAGCGATCCGCTGAACTCAGTAGCTGTAGTTGATGTCGCCCCAGCATCAGTCACCTGCTGCAGGGTTGGTGTTGCAGGTGTCGGCAGGTTGCCGGTGTTCACGCTGATGCCACCCGCTGCAACGGTGATGGTGTTATCAGCTGCTTGGACAGTCAGCGTCCGTGTGGTGTTGCCCGCTTGGTTCGCTGTGGCGTTATCGCCAGTAGCTGTCAGGCCATTGCCTGCATTGACATTGATCTGACCATCGTTCGCCGCGGCCGGGATAGTCGGCTTGTTCTGAATGAAGGCAGGGTCGCTTGTGTCTGCTTCTGTCCAGTCCGATTGCGTTTGGCCAGGCAGGTTGGCGGTGTTGACCTTGATGCCATCACCATCAACGGTGATCGTGTTGTCACCAGCGACAGCCGACACAGTTGGTGTGCTCGTGCCATCAGCAACATTGATGCCATTGCCAGCCTGCACGTTGGTGACCGTGCCAGCACCACTGCCATCAGCACCCCTGGGGATGGTGAAGTTCAGCACCACGTTGGGAGCTGTGCCTGTATTGGTGACTGAGGCGTTTGTACCTGCAGCGCCTGTGGTGGTCGTGCCAACTGAAACGTCAGGCGTTACACCGTCAGCACCAGGCGTTCCGTCAGTTCCGTTCTCACCCCTTGGGATGGTGAAGTCAAGGATCGCAGCGCTTGTGGTGCCGCTGTTAGTAACGCTGGCATTGGTGCCTGCTGCACCGGTGGTGGTGGTGCCGACATCAACCGTGGCTGCTGCGCCAGGTGTGCCCTGACCACCAACGATCTCAACCCACGCTGGAGTTGCTGCGGTCTGGTCCCAATAGAACAGCTTGTTGTCGTCATTAACCCGGAACTTGCCCAGCTGGCCTGTGTTGCCAGCACCGGGGTAGTTCGACCCATCCCCCTGGATGACATCAAGGCGTTCGCTGATCGCGCCAAACGTCAGCACATAGGAATCGACACCGTTCTGAACGGTGCTGGTCGCATCACCAGCCAGCTGATCGACGCTATCGATCGTTTGTGCCTTCTCGTTAGTTGTGTCCTTATCGCTGTCGTCATGCCGCGCCAGGCGATTCCACAGCCCAAACAGGTCATCTGGCAGGCCAGGCCCTGGGATGGGTTCCAAGCCATAGATGATCCGCATCAACATGTCGTGATGCTCTTGGATCAGATACAGCCACTGCTTATCGCTGGTGTTCAGGTCGTCAGCAATTAGATGGCTGCCGTCTTGCCAGTCAACAATCTGAGCGTCTTCTGGTGTCTCCCGTCTGATCGTTAGTTCCTGGTCAGCCGTTGGGGCTGTACCCATTGCGATCTTCTTGTCGCCATCCCACTGCCACTGGTCGTTACCAGTCCCCTGGGTTACCTCGGTGTCGTCCAGATAAACGTGGACGTGCGATTTATTGATGTAATCCCAGGTGAAGCTGAAGCTGGTCTCCAGCCCATCCCCGTCGAACTGCGTATAGCTAAACGGGGTGGGAAGCGTCATGGTCTACGAGGCCGTAACACCAGTTTGGTTTACCGCATTGATCCCTGCAAATCCACAAGGCTTTCAACGCTTAAAACCCGGTCTTCTTCCACTGCTTTCACATCCTTCCGCCACTGCTCAGCTTCCGGTGATGCGCTGCTAGAGCGGATCTGCTCAGTTGCTAGATCGGCGTAGTACTTCTGAATGCGAGCAACAATCCGTTGGGCTGGACGCGAGCGGCGATCTGTATCTGACATCCGCTGAACCGCTGGGTCAGATGTAGTTGCCGGGTTGCTCTCCAACTTTGCAAACAATGGATCCTGGAAGAACGCATTGAGTGCCTGCTTTTGCGTCTTGCCCTTGGTCAGCCGATGTAGCAACGCTGTGGCAGAGACAGTGGAGTTAAAAGCCACATCGCCCGCTTTGCTTTTAACGCTGTAAGTAAACCCGCCGAAGCTGGCGGCATCAGTGCCAAAGCCATTGGAGGTGACAGTGCCAAGGATGTCGTTGTGCTCTTGGATTAGCTCCACCGGCACCGGCACGTTTTCCAGCATTCCTGTCGTCTGAACGCTTGGAGGCTGCAGCTGGCCCATGTACTCAAGCGTGTTGGTAACTGTGTGGTCTTGCTCGCCCATGCGGATGCCGACCATCCCCAGGGGCCACTCCCACCCAGCAGAACCGCCAGGGGTGCGCAGGTCATCACCGAGATAGTTCTTCTTCTGCACCGGGATACCCAGGCCCCAATGCGCCAAGCCTGGAGACGACTCGTAAGCCATCTGTTGCAGATAGGCGTATGTCGTATTCATCGGGTGGTCAGGGCCCAGCGTGTCGAACAGGAATCCGCTGTCTTTTGAAAGCTGATGCAGCTTTGGTGTGACCAAGGTGTCCCGGCTAATGCCGCCAAGGCGTTCTGCATCACGCAAGCCACCATTCACTGGGTTGAACCAGGAGTTCAGCCAGAACGACGTAGTGCGCAGAACAACGCTGGGGTTCCGGTCGCTGAACGCATCCATCAACACCTTGGCTTGATAGAAGCCAGGCATCCGCGTGATCTGTGCTGCCAGCAGGCTGACGCCATCCAAGAGAGTCTCCAGCCCGTCAAAGCCGTTCATCTTTTGGTTGTTGACGACATCCGCCAAGTCCTTCATCAGGAACAACGTGTTGGCAATTGGCAGGCCACCCATCGGGATGCCAAGGATGCTGTTGGCCTTCTGTCCTCTAGCCCTCAAGCCTTCACGCCACACACGACGACGGCCTGGGTCAACCGGGCCACCACCAATGATCTGGTCGTTTTCATCCAGCGCTTTGAACGCGCCGTAGAGACCAATCGCCATGATTGCCGACGACTCAAGTTCGGCCAGCTGCTTAGGCGTGAGCTTGGCGTTGGGGTTGATGCCATCAATGCCGAACTTAACGAGCCTGGGCACAATCTTTGCGGCTTCCAGGCCAAGCCCCCAGTCCCATAGGTATTGGTTAAACGGCGACCGCCAGAAGCTGGCAATCGTGGCGTCGATGGATTCGTGCTTACGGGCCTTTTGCACCATCGAATCAACCTCACCAGCAGGACCGGTGGGCTTGTTCTGCATCCGCTGGGCTATTGAAGCGTCCAGTGATGCCTTGGCCTCTGGTGTATCCAGCAGCGGATAGCCGACGTTCTGCTGCGCCAGCTTCGAGGAGATCATCTCGTCAGTGACTTCAGGCCCGAGATTGAACTGCTCGCGATAACGAGCGACCTGACCCTGGGTGGGGTTTGCCTTGACCAGCAGCTCATCGACCTGGGCCTCGACGATCTTTCTCCAGTCCTTGTATTTGAGGTCGGGATATTTCTTAGCGGTCTCCAGCATCAGCTCATTGGCCCGATGCGCGACAAACACACGCATGCCCTGGCGCTGGTCAATCGCTGCGTTCATCTGCAGCACTGACGTGACAGGCAACGGCTTGACGCCCATCT